CACGTGGATATAGGTCTGATTTTGTTGACAAAGCTATTCAGGCTAGATTAGATGGTTCTGAATCATATAACGCAGGCGACCTAGATACTCGTCGTATATGCGCTATTTTGTTACACAGGATGAAATTTAGAGATGATGCACTAGCAAATGTCATTGTAGAATGTTTAGAACAGGAGATGGGCATATGAAATGCTATGTCGTATGCGATGTTTGTAAGATGTTGGAGTTAGAACATCGAATATCATACTGTTTTGATGACGACGGATTGACTAGAATCGTCTGTTTTGACTGTCAACCTAGCCGTTAATAGGAAGTCCTGGTTACAACTATCCGGTAAAAATTCTAAACATTCTGTCCAGATTGCTTTAATTGTAACAATACTTGTCTATCAGGTGAAATTGTAAATTGTTCTAGCTCAACCTTGTAGTATAATCCGTTACCTGTGCAATTTTGAAGAAACAAATCAGTAGTTACAACTGCTGTATCATCTAAAATTGTATGCACAAAGTCACCTGTGGGTATTGTTTGGATCGCAATGACTTGGTCACGATCGAAATCTAACAACCCAGCACCTGATGCTGTAGGTGTGCTTAGTCCATCCATGGACAATGCTAACCTAGCAGAAAACAATAGTGCACCCAATTCATTTGGTTTCTTACCATATATATCAAAAGAAACTAATCTCCAAGCTTCTCCTTGTTTATTGTTATTAATTAAATGAACAGTTTCCTGCCCTTTAGCCAATCCCATCAATACCCTTCGACTCATTTTCTCGCCAACCTATGCGCTTCTTTCACAGCTCTTTTGAACCCATTTTTGAGCCACTTACCGCTTTTGGATTTGTATTTGTTTGCAATCCTATTGAATTCACGCTTATATCGCCTAGAATATGCGTTGACTTTCTTTTGTATTGGCTTTGTAACCTTCTCTACAGCTCTATCAACAGCCGGTTCACACGCTCTCTCAGCTAGTTGTTTTGCTATCATTGGACTAACGCCTTGAGCCATTAGAGCCTTTTCCATTACTCCACAAAGCCCTTGAGCTGTAAGGTCACTTACGTCAACCATTAGAAATCACCTCGCAATCACTGTTGGGATAGTGCGAGTGCCATTGCAGCAGACTGAGATAGTGTTTCAACTGTGCATTCTAGCATAATATTGATGCTTATGTCTGAACCTGTTGCCCAATCTACCCCGCATTGTCCACCCAGAAACAATTGTTCAACTGCCACTAGATAACCATCTGAAAAGTGTTGAGGCGCAATGGAATCCTGATAACACTGTGCTGGCGCATTACTAGAAGTATCAGGATTTCTAGCAAATAGCATGCCTTTACCTACCACTGAACGGTCATTTAACCCGACTAGGCCGGTTTGTGATTGTGTAGTAATCTGCCATTGGGCAGGTGAAGCTTTGTCACCATCCATAAATGGAGCTCCATTAGGTGTTCCAGTGGTTGCATTTGGTCCGCAAGCCCACTCATACTCTATGTTATGAATTCTCAATACAGATTTTCCCAGTGCATCTACATATGCACCTAAATCAATGTTGTCTTGAACGTAGTTGTCTCCATCTCCAACTAGTAGAGAGGCTCTAATAAAAAACGAATCAGTTTTTGCCATAGTTTACTTTTGATACTACCTAGTCTATATACATGTTCCACCCCTCATCTTGAACATCTAGGCCAGTGGCTAGGCGGTTTATGGGGCGCAGCACCATGAATCTAGCCCAATCTACCTGTAAAAACCGGTTATTTAATTAAATAAGAGCGAGTGGCTCTTAATAATGCAAGAAGAAGAGTGGCAAATAGCGTTAAACAACTTAGAAAACTTAGGCAAATGGCATCTAAGGTCAGTAATATGCCGTATGTTAGGTAGATTAGAGGCATATGATTCGAGAAACTTAGATTGGTTTATACAAATATGTTATCCTGAGGTGCCAGAATGAGGTCTATACGCAGCTACAACATAAGAAAACAGACAACAGACCGTCTAAATGCTACGATCCCACGTGGATATAGGTCTGATTTTGTTGACAAAGCTATTCAGGCTAGATTAGATGGTTCTGAATCATATAACGCAGGCGACCTAGATACTCGTCGTATAT